GGATTATCCCGACTTAGCTGGTCTAAGGCCGAGAAGGCCGAGCGTAAGAAAAAAAGGTATAAAGGTCTCACCAAGGAGCAAAAGCGCCTCGCAGATCTTAAAGTTGTCCAAAGAAATGCTGAGATACGTGCTAAAAAAGCTAATACACGCATTAAAAAACTTCAAGAAAAGGTTTCTAACAACTTACCTGAATCTGTTGTCGAGGATCAAGACGACCAAGTAACCTCAGATGCTACTGAGGGCGCTGATGTAATATTTAAGCCTAACCCTGGGCCTCAAACAGACTTCCTAGCCTCTACAGAACGGGAAGTATTTTATGGGGGTGCTCGTGGTGGAGGTAAGACCTACAGCCTTTTAATAGCCCCTTTGAGGTTTGTAGGTTTCTCTACTTCCCGAGCACTCCTGCTCCGAAGGTCGATGCCTGAACTGCGCGACATTATCTTCCAAACGCAGCAGATATATCCTAAGGTTGTCCCTGGAGCGAAGTTTAAAGGCCAAGAGAATACTTGGCACTTCCCAAATGGTTCTCGTATTGAGTTTGGGTACTGTGAGAATCTCCAGGATGCCCTACGGTATCAGGGACAGTCTTATAGCTGGATTGGTGTTGATGAGTTACCTCAGTATAGTACTCCGGATATCTGGAACTTCTTGAGGTCCTCCTTACGTTCTGCTGATACTCGTATTCCTTTACACTTAAGAGCCACAGGAAATCCTGGAAACGTAGGTTCTAAATGGGTTAAAGAGTTATTTATTGAACCTGCTATGCCTAACACTAGGTTTGCAGAGAAGGTTGAATACTCTGTAGCAGGTAAGTCTTTTAGTACAGAGATTACTCGTAAATTTATCCCTGCATCTGTCTGGGACAACCCATATCTGACTCAAGACGAGGGTTATGTGGCTATGCTGGCCTCTTTACCTGAGGTTAAGCGTCAGCAATTTTTGTACGGTAATTGGGATGCTGTAGATGATGGAGCATTCCCTGACTTTAGCCGGGAGGATCACGTAGTAGAGCCTTTCGATATACCTTCAGGGTGGACTAAGTTACGCGGAGCAGACTACGGATACTCAAGTCCTTCTGCGGTTCTCTGGGGTGCTGTAGATTACGATGGAGTTCTCTGGATTTACCGAGAGTTATATGCTCAAGGAATGACTGGAGCAGATCTAGGTCGTCGGATCATCGAGGAGGAATGGGAAGACGGTACTATTAACCGAGCTTCTTTAGACAGTTCTACGTGGGCTAAGAGAGGTACTAGAGGTCCCTCGATTGCTGAAGACATTAATGCTCAAGGATGTAGATTTACCCCTTCAGACAGGTCTCCAGGATCTCGTGTAAGCGGTAAGGTTCAAATTCATAAGCGCCTTAAGGTAAATGAAGAGACTGGCGAACCTATGATCCGAATCTTTGACACTTGTACTCAGTTAATTAGACAGCTTACATCGTTACCTGTAGATAAGAATAATCCTGAGGATGTCGATACTAAAGCTGAGGACCATGCTTACGATGCTTTGCGGTATATGTTGGACCTCAGACCTATTAATGTAATGACTGCTTACGATAAAATTCCTAAGAGGCGTTGGAGTCCTTCTGACGCTAGGTTTGGATACTAACAGGAGACTCCATGAAAGACAACGACAATACAGATATCTCTGTACTTGGAGAGGACTCTTCTGAGGGTCAGTATACTAATGTAATTAGCTTTGTCGAAGAGAAGTTCGAGAGGGCTAAAACTGCTCGTGACTACGATGAGACTCGCTGGCAACAGGCATACAGAAACTATCGAGGTATCTACGGGCCTGATGTACAATTCACAGAGTCCGAAAAATCTCAGGTATTTATCAAGGTCACTAAAACTAAAGTCCTAGCGGCCTACGGGCAGATCAATGAAGTCCTGTTAAACTCAGGCAGCTTTCCTATTGGTATCGAGCCTACTAAGTTACCTGAAGGAGTTTCTGAGGCTGTTCACTTCGACCCTAAGTCTCCTGAATCTATGGAGGCTATGCAAGGTGGTCCTGAGGGTATTCCAGAAGGTTTTAATGTAACCGAGAGTCCTTATGGTTATCCTGGGGATGAGCGAGATACTGCTAATAAGACTAATGTAGTAGATACTGTAGGTAACACAGCAGACATTGCACCTGTACAGGAGAAAACAGGACCTCTTCAGGAAGACTTGGCTGAAATTTCTACTCTCAAGGATGGTCCTGGAGTTACTCAGAGTGCCATTACGTTCCATCCTGCTCAAGTTGCAGCTAAGGGCATGGAGAAGAAGATCAAGGATCAACTTGACGAATCTGCTGCTACCCGTCATCTACGTCATGCTATCTTCGATCTCGTGACCTTTGGTACTGGTATTATCAAGGGTCCTTTTGCTGTGGACAAAGAGTATCCACGGTGGGATGAAGAAGGGGAATACAACCCTATAATTAAGACTGTACCTCAAGTAGAGCATGTGTCTATCTGGGACTTCTACCCGGACCCTGACGCATTCACTATGGAAGATGCCTCTTATGTAGTCCAACGACATCGCATGACACGCTCTCAATTACGAGGGTTAGCTAAACGTCCTTACTTCCGTAAGTCTTCAATTACTGAGGCAATTAGTTACGGTGAGAGTTATACTCAAGAAGACTGGGAAACTTCCTTAGACGACGATGGAGCTACTTACGGTTCCATTCAGCGATTTGAGGTCCTTGAGTTCTGGGGTACTATTGACGTTAGCGTTGCTCGTGACAACGGTATGGATGTACCCAAGAAGTACGATGATGACGAAGAAATCCAAGTAAACTGCTGGATTTGTAACGGAGAGTTGTTGCGATTAGTAATCAACCCGTTTACTCCTAAGCGTATTCCTTACTTTGCTTGCCCTTATGAGGTTAATCCTTATTCGTTTTTCGGGGTTGGGTTAGCTGAGAATATGGACGATACGCAAACGCTTATGAATGGCTTTATGCGTATGGCTGTTGATAACGCAGCACTGTCTGGAAACTTAATCTTTGAAATTGACGAGGCTAATTTAGTTCCAGGGCAGGACCTAGAAATCTACCCTGGAAAGCAGTTTGTTCGTGCTCAAGGTGCTCCAGGACAAGGTATCTTTGGTACTAAGTTTCCTAATGTTTCCCAAGAAAACATGATGCTTTTTGATAAAGCTCGTGTTCTTGCTGATGAGTCAACGGGCCTACCTTCATATTCCTATGGTCAAACAGGTGTTCAAAGCACTGGCCGGACAGCTTCTGGTTTCTCTATGATGATGGGGGCAGCTTCTAGTTCTGCTCGTACTGTTATTAAGAATATTGATGACTTCCTGTTGCGTCCCTGTGGTGAGGCTTTCTTTGCCTTCAATATGCAATTTGACCACGACCCAAGCATTAAGGGTGATCTTGAAGTACGCGCACGAGGTACTGAGAGCTTCATGCAGAATGAGGTACGTTCTCAGCGTCTCATTAGCTTCCTACAAATTTCAAGTAATCCTGTTCTTGCTCCGTTTGCTAAATTCCCTTACATCATTCGGGAGATTGCAGAGACTATGGGTTTGGATGCTGACAAGGTTGCAAATAGTCCTGAGGAAGCTTTCCGACAGGCTCAGTTACTAGCTCAGATGCAGATGCAACAACAAGGCCCTGCTGAAGGTCCTGCCGCAGTAGGCCAAGATCCTATGGGTACTGGTGGCGGTAACATTGGTGTTGGTCAAGCCCCCGGCCCAGGCGAGCAAGGCTTCCCTACAGGTGGAGGGGCTAATGGAGGTAATCCTGCTCCTGCTCAACAGCCACAAGGAGGTACACCCCCTCAAGGCTTAGGAGGCTAAAGTGGCTACTGCGGACCTTCAAGAAGTATTAATGCTGATCGAGAAGAAGCTAACCAGCTTTAATGCTAGGTTAGATAACATCGAGAAAGCTGCTGACGACAACTTTACCGTACTAGCTACCACAGTAACTAAAGGAGCTAACGGAGAAACTTCTTTAGAAGAGTTTTCAGATATTGTGACCTCCTCCATTGACGAGGCAGGCAACACTATTACTGAAGCCGCCGAGTCAGCTATTGACTCTATTCTTGAAGAACAAGAAGAAGCTAAGTCCAATCTCCACAAGTATCTCGCAGAAGCTATCGAAGCAATCAAGACAGACCTTAACTTCAAGGTCTCCTCAAACAACCTAGACGCCCTCTTAGAGGCTCTAGGGGGTCTTAGTACCACTGAGGCGTTAGAGGGCGTTACAGAGGCCCTGCAGGGGCTTAAATCTACTGACAGCACTAGGGAGCTATCTACGATTGCTGAGGCGATCAAAGACTCTAAAATGTCCTTAGATTTATCTGAGATTGTCAAGACTCTTCAGGAGAACTCAGGGCAACTTGAGTTTGTTCGGAAGCAGATGGATTCTCTTGTAGAGAGTATTGATAATCTAAATAAAGCTGTATCAGCAGAAAAGAGCGTTACCTACGACTCTCGTGGTAACATTACGGGCGTAAAAATTGCTACTACTAATACTTCAGGCACAAAGGACTAAACAATGGCGTTGATTACTGATCCTGATGATCTAAATCAGGGAACTGAGATTACTATTAGCACTGGCGCTAAAACTATTGCTTTGACAGTCGCAGGTAATCTTAGTAACGACGGAGTTACAGGACAGGCTTTTTACAGCTTTTTGAAAGAAGAATGGAAGAATGACGCTTCCTTGATCCCTTATCCTTTTCCTATGGTCTCAATTACGCCTGAACAGTTTGAATTTATTGAGGGGTGGAAGCCTGCTAATGATACTACTCGTAACTTGCTTCGCTCCGCAGGTTGGCGAGAGATCAATGCTAGTGATGTAGTAAACCGAGAGTATATGGGTGTTATTTCTCTAGGTAATATTGATAGCTCTAATACTGCATATTTTGCCTTTAGTAGTGATACAGCTAAAACAGACTTTGACTTTGCCGGTACAGTGAACCAGGGTATTCAAACCTTTGGGGATGCTACTAACGGTAACTTTGATAAACGCTCGGATACCCTAACCCTGTATATTCGTTCTCAGGGTAATACTTACGCTTCTGCAACGTCTACAAGTATTGGTCTAACGTCACTAAATTACATCGCTAACCGATTCCCTCTGGCGGAAGCTACAGATTCTAAAATTAGTGCTTCGGACGTTACGATTTCTTCTAGTGCTCCATATACTGGAATGTCCATTACTTACGGTGCAGTTACTCGGTCAATCGGTGGTGTATCCTACAACTTCAACATTGTTGTTGATGGTAATAACGGTACGACTCAGCAGATTTATGAGTTTGTTCAGTACAGCTTGAGATTGGCTACAGACATTGACGCAGGCGCAGGGTCTCAAGTAGGTTTCTTGGCTGATGATCTTATGCGGTTTGAAGGAGACACGCTTAAGACCACTACGGGAGTTGCTATTGACAACTTCCTCGCAGGTGACAGAAATAACTTGGTCTTTAAGGATACTGGCGGGACTGATCGTACCTTCCCGTTCTTAGCGACAGGTACATTGTCGTTTAACACCAACTTGGTCAATGACGCGAGTGCTATCTATCGCATGTTCTTTACCTCCGGGTTTGGTACTGGAAGTGCAATTATTGTAGACGATAACTCAGGTACTGATATTAGTGGTAATATTAGTGGAAGTTCAACTATCTCATTTGATTTTGATTATGACGGTAACAGCCAAGGAGGTAGAACTCCAGGCACAGATGCTAATGTAACTGTTGTTGCTATTGGATTAAATACCGCCCAATATGTGTCTGCTACAGCTACGATTGGAAAAGCTACAGGACAAAATATTTCTCTTGTTGCTCCTCTTGAGCGTAACTACAGCAACGCATAAGGAATTTAAATGGCAACCTTCACCAGCACGTCAGAACGCATTACGATCAGCGGCAACTACAAAGCCTTCACTGGCGCGGCTGGCAGCACGACGACGGTAATTCAGTATTCGTCAGGTGATGCCCCTGCTAGTGGGGACGCTGGCCGGTTCCTTCTTTGGAAGAATGGGACAAACACTGGTAATTGGGAGGTGCGTTTTATTGCAAGCGCCACAGCTACTACGGTTACGGTAACTGACGGTGGCTTTTCATCAGCACCGCCTAACGGCGCAGACTTTGCAATTTCTACGAACCTAGACGACATTGACGCGGCGTTCGCAGATACCATTGTTCGGTCAGCAGGTAGAAGCTACCAAGTCATTGACAGAGACTTTGAACTCGCAAGCAGCGCGTTTGTCGCTGATGTGAATGCATCGGTCAGCACTAAGTCGACCCAGACAGGAAGTGGCTTTATTCCCACCTATCCCGTCGCCAACGGGTGTGTCTTGCAGTTTGGACGATTAGTCGGCGGCGAAGCAAACGACAGCACCGAGACCATCGGGGGGTGTCACGTTTTGCTTGAACTCGCCAACAATACATTGATGTTTACAAATCAAGGATCGTTTAACTCGTCTGGTCCGGTGCTGAATTTTTACGGCTGCCTTATTGAATCTATCGGCAACAGCTTCAGCCCATTCATTCGCGCCCCTGGCCCCATGCGTATCATCGGCTCCGTTTGCGACGGCCCCATGGGTGGTCGCCTCT